TATGAAAATTTAGAAAGCAAAGGATTTGATATTTTTTTAAATATAGATTTTTCTGATGCGGGATTAGTTGTAGGAGTTGAAAATGAAAATCTTTATTTAGCAGCAGAAAGCGGCATAAATACAAATTTGATTGTAACTGGTTTTGGTGAAAATCTATTCAAAAAAATGTTTCCTGAATGTAATATTTATGATTTATAAATATCATTTGGATAAATAGAGTAATAAGGCGTCAATAAAAACACCTGGAGAAACATGAGCGTATTTAAAGTGGTTTTAAACAATTCTCTTCAAGGAACTTTAGACTTAAATCCTACGGCACCTGGACAAGAAATAGTTCCTTCAATTCAAAGAACTATGTTTGTTGCTGGTCCTAATCGTCAAATTCGCAAATTAAAAGATGGCGATCAATTTAACGATTGTAATTACTGGAAGCGATTTGCATTTCCTCAATTACCACTTGAGCAAGCTTTTATTCAAGTTTTAACAGATGATGGATCATATTACAGTGATTTTTCAGAAGAAAACACATATCCAAAAGTTTATGATTTATCAGTAGAGAATGAATCTACTTATTCTGATAACTTGGTTGATATTTTAGGTGACACAAATGGCTATGCAATATTTGTTCAAATTGCAAACCAAGGAAATACACCAGTAAAGTGTAAGATTAACGGAATAGCTGGTGCAGTATTTGATCTTGGTTCAGGCGAAACACAGGTTTTCAATTATGGAGACTTGACAATTAGCAAGCTCGAATTTGCAAATACTGTTTCCGGAGGATCTACAACTGCTATTCAAGTTTTAGTATCTGTAAAAAGTGTTTGTCAAAGTTAAAAAAAATAAAAATTTCAAAAAGCCTCAGTAGCCTAACTGGTTACCGAGGCTTTTTTACTATTATATAAAATGGTAAAAATTTTAAAGAAAAAAACAAAAAATATTAAAGAAAATTTATCATTAAAAGAATATTATCAAATTAAAAATAAAATTTTATTTAGACATAATGGCGGTCTTGGTGATTTGTTAATGCTTAGAATGATGTTTAAAGACTTAAAGTCTTTGATTCCAGATTCAGAATTTATTGTATCTTGTTCAGAAAATTTTAAAGACGCAATCATTGATCATCCTTATATTGACAAAATAGTTGACAACAATAAAATTGACGAAGAACAATATAATATCGAATATCAAGTAGATGTGCCAATTGTAAATTTTTATGAAACAAATAAAGCTTTTACTTATACTGAGCACAGATCTGATTTGTGGGCAGGTTATTGTGGCGTAAAATTGAAATCTCATGACATGTGTTTAAGGTTTAATTCAAATGCTTTGGAATATTGCAATAAAAAAATAAAAAATGTTTATAAAAACGATAAACCAAATATAATTTTATCTCCAACATCTGCAAATATGTTTAAATCTTTAACTTCGATTCAAATTGACACAATCGCAGAGGCAACAAAAGATTATAATCTTATAGGTTTACACCACAAAGAGCTTAGCATTTTAAAATCTGTAAATATACCTGGCATTTATACTAAAAACTTAAGGGAATGGATGGGCATAATAGCTTGCGCAGATTATGTCATATCGGTTGATACAGCGACTTTTCATCTTGCTGGAGGATTGAAAAAGCCTTTAGTTGGAATTTTCACATTTGCAAACGGAAAAGTCTATGGACAGCACTTTGACTTTGTTTTAATTCAAAAGCATAGAGACAACGGCGATTGGTCATGTGGACCTTGTTATGATTTTTCAAAATGCACAAAAGGCAACAATAAAACAAAGCCATGTTTAACTGAAATTTCTAAAGAAGAAATTAAAATAGGCATAAAAACGATGTTTGAAAAATGGACTTCGCTTTAATGTCTTTTTTTTTAATATTGGCTGGATAACTAATGTAATATTGTGTTTATTGGAGATGGCGTTTTGGCACAAATCATAAAACCAAATGTAGTAAAAATATTAACCAAAGAAGGTGAAGTTCAAGTTTCTATAACCTTAGAACTAAACATCAATTTGAATGCCGATAATCTCAAAATAAACGCGCAATCATTCGTGGAAGAATCACACGAAAAAGAAAAGAAACCAAAGTTTGAAGAAGACAAGGTTGAATGGGCAATACCGGATTTCGGCTTTTCCCAGAAAATTGAATTTGGAAAACAAGAATGAACCAAAGGAGAAAGTAATATGGCACTCGGATTTGATTGTGGAACATTTAATTTAGTGTGTTGCAATAGAGATAGTGAAGGAAATTTTGTTTACAAAAGAGAAGTTAATGCTTTTATGGAAATTCCATTAGAAAGCAGAATGGTTTTCAACATGATGAAATCTGCAAAAGTTCCTTTAATTGAATTAAATAAAGTTGCATATGCTTTAGGCGAAAAAGCATGCGAAATGACTTATACATTCAGTCAAATTGAATTGAAAAGACCTATGATTCATGGATGTGTAAATCCAAAAGAAAAAGAAGCTTTTCAAATTATGTCTATTATGATTCATTCTTTGATCAATGGATTAAAAAAAGATGGAGATGTTCTGTACTATTGCGTTCCAGCTAATGCAATTAACGAAGAAACAGATGCTGATTATCACCAAAGAATTCTTGATGCTATTTTTAAAGCCTATAAAAGCGAAACCGGATTAAAGGTCGATGCCCATCCTATCAATGAAGCTTTAGCTTTAGTTTATGCCGAACTTGGAAGTAAGGCTTATACGGGAATTGGAATATCTTTTGGAGCGGGAATGGTAAACGTTTGTTTTGCCATGTACGGCAATCCTGTGTTTGCATTTGCCATAGTAAATTCTGGCGACTGGATTGACAAACAAACCGCAAAAGCAACTGGCGAAACAATTTCTTTCATAAATAAAGAAAAAACCAAGGTTGATCTTACAAAACCGCCTGCAAATTTAGTTGAAAGAGCTATTCATACTCAGTATAGACTTATGATTGAACATACAGTCAACGGAATCAAAAAAGGATTTACAGATGTTACTAAAACTGTAAGAACTGATTCTGAAATTGATGTTGTCATAGCTGGTGGAACGTCTTCTCCAAATGGATTTGCAGAACTTTTCAAAGAAACTTTAATGCAAGCCACTTTGCCAATTAAAATTGGTAGCGTTGTAAAACCTAGTGACCCATTGTATTCAGTAGCCAGAGGTTGCTTGTTAGCTGCCGAAGCTGCTTTAAGTTGATAAATATCTTAAAAGAAAGAAAAGAAAGGTAAGAAATGAAAAGAAATCAAAAAAGCGTAAGTGATCTTGGCGCTGCTGCATATTTGCTAATGCATGATATAAAGGTTGTTGGAAGACGTGGAAAAGACATCTATTTTTTAATAACAGATGAACACTCATCAGACAAATTTGACCAATTAACTTTGGATTATTTATCAAGTGAATTCCATAGGTTTGACGCTTGCATCATGTCTTTAAAAAAAATTGGTGAATATAACTTCGATCCAAAAAATCACCGATTTGTAACAGATCTTGGAGCGGCGGCTTATATTTTAATGCACAAATATAAAGTTGTAGGAAAAAGAGGAAAAGCAATCTATTTCGAAGTAGAAGATGAAATTTCAGATAAATTTGATGAAATAGCTTTAGAATATATATCAAGTGACTATCACAGATTTGATTCTTGTCTTATGTCATTAAAGAAAATTGGCGAATATATTAGTGATCATAACTAAATGTTTTTTGATATATAATGCAAGGAGATAACCAATGATAAACTTTAAACAATTTCGATCATCATTCAATGAAGATGATATTAATCAAAATGTCAACACCAACAATCAAGAAGCACAAGAAAAAATGAATAATATTTTTTCTTCTATTGATAGCGAAATTGACAAATGGGTGTTTGATTTAAAAAAGACAATGGTTACTCCTAGCTTTTTTCAAGCCGGTCAAGCTGGTCAAACTGGTCAAGATGGTCAAGCCGGTCAAACTGGACAACCAATGCAAAGAGGGATATGGGATCGTTTCAAAAACTTTTTATCAAATGTAAGACATGGAAGATACGATCCTAAAAACCCTTATAGATGGCAAAATACACTTGGCGATTATTTAGGACAAAAAGTCGAAAGTGTAAATCCAAACAACTTGTCTTTAAACGATTATAAAATATTAAAAACTATTTGCGAAGACTTACAACAAAGCCTAGATTCTCTTCCAGCAGGATCAGAAAACCTCCATATAATTCGCATAATTGATCAAAGATCCGCTCAATTAAAAAGAACTATTCGTGATATAATTTCAAAGTCATTGTCGAATGTAAATGAACCCGAACCTGTATCTGAACCTGTATCTGTATCTGAACCTGTATCTGTAACAAGAACTAAACCTGGAACTGGCTTAATGACTAAACCAGAAGAATTTGAAGTAGCAAGAAAGAAACGTGGCAGACCAATAGGATTAAAAAATAAACCAAGACCAGAATCGCAACAAGATACAGAACCAGAATCGCAACAAGGTACAGAACCAGAATTGCAACAAGGTACAGAACCAGAATTGCAACAAGGTACAGAACCAGAATTGCAACAAGGTACAGAACCAGAATTGCAACAAGATACAGAAGCAGGATCGCAACAAGGTACAGAAGCAGGATCGCAAAAAAAATGGTCCGATTTGCCTAAAGAAGAAAAAGCTATTACACCTCCTCCGAAAAACGAAAATGATACTTGGGGCACATTAAAAGGAAATAGGAAATATTGGAACGAATATGGTGGAGGAGTATCAAATCTAAAATCTGATGCGGAAATATTAAAAGTTAAAAAATTTAAATTTCCATTTCCAGTTATATTTAGAATCGGCGATCCACGTACAAAAATTGTAAAGGATGAATTAGATAATGCCAAAAATATCTCACAAGAACCAGAAGCCCTTTCAGACATTTTGAATCATAGATTTGAACATGAAGACGAAATAATTGATTTCAATCATTTTAATCAAAAAATAGAAAGAGCAAAAATACTAGATCAAAAAATCTCAGAAAAAATTCAATCAAATGAATCTTCGAAAAAAAGTAAAGAAGAATTAGACATAAAAATAGATTTTTGGAAAGATAAAATAAATAATTTTGAAAGCGAATTAGAGAATATAAAAGACGGGGATCGTGATCAATGGAGCAGAGAAGATTATAATGAAGCCGCAAAGATTGTATATCAAAAATACAAAGAAAAACTAAATGAAAGATTCAATAAAATTGAAAATCAAACAATAAAGAAAGAATCAATAGAAAATCTAAACCAAGAAGAAAAAAGCCCAAATGAAGATTTTTTTGAAAGACTAAATAATCTTAAAAAAATAATGAAAGATTCTATAGATTCTTACAAACAAGAATTAAGACCTAAAATTGAAGAAGATGACAAAGATGAATTTGAAAAAGCAGATTCAATTCCAAAATTAAATACTTATTATAAAAACGTTATACAAAATATACCTGAAAGTTATTCAATAATAAAGTTAAAAGAAAGATTGCTTTTTAAAGAATACAATCAGAAGAATATTAAAAAATTAAATGTAAACGAAAGAACAAAATATTTTAAAAACCTTTTAAAAAATCGCTAAAATGGACATCACATGAAAAATGCATAATGTTAACGATTTTCTTGTGCTTTTTTTGCCAAATTAGCCATAAATTCTGCATTCACATAAGGAGAAGCATTTTTGTTAACTGGTAAGATTGATTGCTTTGTTTCTAAAGGTGCTTTTTTAATTTCTTGAATTATTTTTTCATATTCAGGATTATCTTCTGATATCACTTGTTCTTCGAGTATTCCAACAATATGCGACCAAGAATAGAAATTTTTACATCCAGTAATATGATGTTTTGCAAAAATTCCATCTTCATCAATATGTTCAACAATTGCTGTAAAAAAATCAGAAAATTGTTGATCTTGAAAATTTGTTTTAGCAATTGTGGAAGTCAATATTGTACAAAACTTTCCAACAAAAGCATCTTGTAGTTTTTTAACAGTAATCGATTTCATATTTTGAATTAGTAATATAAATAAATAAAAAGGAGACAACATGTCAGATTTCCACGAAGTTTCACCGCCAGGCTTTTCAGGCACTGTAAAAGCAATGAAAAAACACAAAAAAGAAATAGACAATCCATTTGCTTTGACGTTGCACATGAAGAAAAAAGGGGATAAGCCACATTATAAACCAGAGGCAAAAGATGGTTCAAAAATTGATCATGAACCAGAAAAAAAAGAAAAATACAAGGATGAAGAAAAACACAATCATAAGACAAAAGAAGAAAAAAATAAATGCAAAAAATGCAATATGGAATCTTTTTCTAATTATGTAGATCGTAGAGACTTAAACGAAGCAAAAAAGAACAACAAGAAATGGATTCAAAAATAAATATTAATTTATTGCATGGCTCATAAGGCTCGCTCTTGTTGAGTAAGGAGTAGCTGGATCAAGACTTTGTTGGTTTTTCATTATGTAATGATAGACAATAGCTGGGCTATTGTCTATCAGCATTTCATTCCAATCATTATATTTTGTAGGTGGAAATATAAAATTCAATTTATCTTGCCCTTGTACAGAGTCTAAAGCGCTTAAAATAGAAGCCATTTTTGTTGTGCCTTGCTTACCAGCTTTGTCACGATCAAGACATAAAACGATTTTATACACACCTATAAGCATTGCTTGTTTTTCACTCATGTTTTTACCACCACATGCAGCGGCATTTAATTCGCATTGTTTCAAACTAATTGCGTTGAATTCACCTTCACACACATATAGCGTTGATCCATTAGAAAGCCAGTCACCCGCCATAAAGAC